TGATACCACCTGCATGTCTCCAACTGCAACTCCATTTTTTCTCAGTTAATATAGGCCATACCTCATTTTTAGTAAAATCATTGTTACACATAGAGGCATACAAGTGTTGTGCATATACATCATCATTTTTTACTTTATCAATTATCCATTGAGTACTACGTAAGTCATACTCCATATTATCTTTTTGCCATTCAGGATCTACTATATTAGCTTCATCTTGTTCTTTGGCTGTTTTCCATATGTTAATATAAATCTCAGGAAGTTCTTTACCATCTTCTTCTGCACGTTTCTTTGCACCTTCCAATTGAAAGGTATGACGTTCTGGACTACTACTTATCATCTTCTACCTCTATCCAAGTGTGATCGCCTAACCATTTAACTTTACATATGTATTCATACTGTTCGGGGGCAGTGCCTGACCAATCATTGGGTCCGTGAATACTTAATCTAGTATACTGTTTATGTGTGTCAAACAACAACCAGTATACATTACCATTTGCTAACTGAAAATCATATTTAGCGGCATGCACCATATCAGTCAAGTCTAATCTATGTTTGATTTGTTCTGCCTGCTTCTGTAATACTTCAACTAGTTCCATGATTCTATCATATTCTTGTTTAGCATGTAGCCTTGCAACGTTAAGCATAATATCTTTATGCTTTTGCACAGGCACTAAATCAAACTTTGGACCTGAACTTTCTGTAGCATAAGGTGTTACATTACGATTAAAAAAATTAATTAGTGATCCGGTACTAGTAGAATCATAACTACTTACACCGTTAGCTGAATTTGGTTTGTCACTCATTAGCTATTATATATTATTTTCATTAGTTGTGATAGTCTTTTGGGTAGACTTTTTAGCTTTACTATAAAATATATGATTACCAATCTTTGCGACTTGTTTATATGGCCACAATGGGTCAACTGTTAAGTTATGAAAGAATAATGCTGTTTTTGGTACTACATCAGTATATGAATCATATGCTAACACATCATATGCTATCTGTTCAGCTTGTTTGTATTTTATACTGTTTTTATTGGGTTCAGCTTTGCCTTCACATACCCAACTAAACTGACAGAGTTTTACCTTTGTTATATCGTCATCTACTAGTTTATCTACATATGTTGATTGATAAACTACAGCGCAGGGATTTTTACCAAATCCATATGCTATTCTATTCATTACTACACGTGCTACTGCCGCTTGTCCATTTATTGATTCACTACCTGCTTCATAGAATATATTTTTTGCTAAACAATTTAATTGTTTTGGATCTACTATTTTTGCTATCTTAGTTTCTTGGATAGGCTCACCGGTTTCTATTATAATATTCGGGCCAAATACAAACACTATTGATAAAAAAATAAATGCTATTACAATTTTAATAGGTTGGCTTATTCTGAATGATATCATAATTTATCCTTGGGGATTAAACGTTATCCCAACAATCGCAATTGCAACGAATAACTTCGTCTATCGCTTCTTGTATGGTGTAAGTTGATGGCAATAAGCTACGGGAGGTATATATTGAATTTAGTTCGGGACTAATTAGAGTTTGGTATGGCGATCCTGCAAAACTGCCTGGCTCAATCGCTTGACCGGTATCTAATAAAGATCCTATACCTGATATGGCATTCAAACCAGTTGGTGTCCCACCTCCGATACCTGCCCCACCTCCGCCGCTTCCGCCACCTCCTCCACCTGAACCACTACCACCTGAGCCACCGCCGTCAAGGCTTCCGCTAAAGCTGTCAAGTGTGTTTGCAGTTATACCAGTACCTTGATAAGCACGATTAGTAGTAAAATAATCATTGGTAGTTGGATCATAGTATCCATACGTATCAGGTGATACAACTCCTGATTCTAATGATGCCGGGTAAGGTACCGGCGTACTTAATGTAACCCCGGGCAACACTACTGCTAAGGTTGCAGGTACTGTACCAACATAAGTTGCTCTAGTTACAGCAAGAGGTGAGGGAGTAGGTGCGGGAGTAGGTGCGGGAGTAGGAGGAGCGGGAATTGGATAGGGGATAAATCCATTAGCGGGAGGAACTACATTAGGTATCTCCCCGTTTCCTATTAACTGCGCTTCTTCTTTAGCTGTTAGTTTATTTTCTATGTTATTATCTAATGGAATACCCAACTCAGTCAATCTAGCTTGGTTACGTGCTTCACGTAACATTCCTACAACACTTCTGCCACCTACTGCACTTAAGTTTGATATAGCTTCTAATGTTTGTGAATACATATGGGGCTGTGTAAACTTAGCATATCTAGGTATGCTATCTACAAATGCATATTGTGTTGTAGGATATCCAGCTAATGTTGGTTCTCTATCGGTTGAAGGAACTGCTAATGGAACTTTTAAAGACATTCCAGTAGCAATAGCACGTTGTTCAATGGATAATAATCTACCAGTATTTTCCCAATTAGTAATTAATTGTTGTGCTCTGGCTGGTTGAGCATTCTTAATCGCTAATATCTCTGCATTGGCTAATACAATGTATGCATTAATATCACTAGTAGGGAAGCTTGATCCGCCCGGTGGATAATCAACCGTTGCTGTAGGTACTGAGGTAGTGTCGCTGCCAGCTGATGATACTGCTACTGAAATAACTCTGCCGTATGATCCACTAGCTCCTATGTTAGTATAATCTGTACCAATTGTGGTTGTACCGGATCCACCATTACTAATAGTTATTGATGGGGCGGCCGCGCCTCCACGACCATAGCCGCCACCCGGATCAGTGATTGTTAACCCAGTTACATGGTAATAAGTGGTGTAAGACGGTGGAGGACCTGGATCTGTTTCTACTTGGTAGGTGCTATATTGAACTGACACTGTTGCACGTTCCCACGTTACAGCAAGATATAAATTTTTATATATGTCATATAATGTAGGTGTTTCTAACTCTTGTATAAACTGACGAACATTTATACCTAGATAAGGTAATCCACTCATACATCCTAAGAAGTTACTCATAGTATATGTACCGTATGGGCCATTACCTAATGCAATTAATGCCAATCCCTGACTAGCCAATGTTGTATCAGTGGGAACACTAGATCCATTAACATTTAATCCTTTAGTTGTTTCTAAACTAGTTACAACTTGTGCAAACTTTTCTACTGGTATACTTGATATGTTCTTAATCTGTTGCATACTAGCACTAAACGCACCGGCCGCAGTTGCAATATCAGGAGGAAGTATTCCATCTAAATATCCACCAAATCCTTTTACTGCAGATTGAATATTAATAGTCCCTGTAGTAGGACTATTAACTTCAACCACAGTAGTAGCCGGCGCAACACTAGGTATAGTTTCAGTAGTAACATATGCATTACTATCATTAACCGTATTTCTATCTTCAAATAATCTGTTTGAAGTTAATCCTCTATCAACGTAAAATCCTGCCATTATAGTTGTCCTGATCCTATTTGTTGATTTACAGTTGGTGAACGTAAATCACTGTTTAAACCCTCATTTGTATATATAGGATAATATATTTTACTATTTGCAGGGCCGCCTATTATGTTATATACAGGTACTGTTAGTGTTTTATAGCTATTAGGAAATAACTTTATAGGATTTAATAAATCACACAAAGATTCTAAACCTACAGTTTTACAGTTCAATGATACCAATATGTCTTTTAAATCTTGCCCTAATATAATACCAAATGCTCCGTATATTTTACGTTCTTGTTCTTTAGTAACTGTATCGATATTTCCCAACATTTTTTCTAGCTCATTTACAGTTATACCACTGGCAATCAATGCAAGACTTACTGATTTAGTTAATGCGTTGTTTTTTTGTAATGTAACTAACAGATTACTAGGTAATCCGAATGTAGCAATAGATTGTAGATTAATTGCTTTACCACTGGTAATTAAATCTTGTCCAAATATTGAAGTTGCAATACTTACACCAGTGATATCACCTGTAATAAGGTCATCCATATTACTATAGGTGCCATCTAAGAATGTCTGTGAATTATTTACAGATAAAATAGCATCATTACTATATTCTATAAAACTATATGTTGACATAAACCCAGATAGAAAATCTTGGTATTTATTTGGACCTAACGATAGACCACTGTTATAATTAAACTCGTTATATGCTTGTAGTGCAAACAATCTAACATAACCCCATTGTGTTACACTATTAGTATATGTATAGTTACTAGCCCAATTAGGATAACCAGTCCAATTATAAGTAGACGGTGGACTATTACCCATTGCAGGAATTGATGTTGATCCAATTGATATTAAATTGTTATAAGTAGTGCTATTAACTTGACCTCTTGTATATGCATCTTGTATAGCGTAAGTAAGCGGAAGTAAACTAGTAATACTAACGATACTACCTACTGATTCGCATACACTATTACTCGTACTAATACCCACATAATCAACCATAATAGGATTGATTTGAAACCCAATATTTTGTAATAATGAGCTTAATGCATTAACGCCCAATGGGCTTTGTTTGCCTGTATCACTCATGGCACAAACACATCAGGACTACCTTGTACGATACTATGACCGCAACTGTTTCCTGACCCTACTCTAAGTACTGGTACACCTTCACAAAATACAGTTGGACTACCATCTGTAGTTGTTGCCGCTTTGTGAGGTGGATGAGGTCTTCTGGACCAAGGAGCGTGTGGTGTAATCTGACTAACATGTAGCCCTACCTTAATTCCATTTGCAAACACAGTATCGGCGCCACGAATTATTGTTCCGCCCTCTTGATTTGCATCTCCCACACGACTTAATTGTGCCATTTTATCCCAATACGATTTTTTTACTAGGTACCTTAATACCAGTTGTAGCTTCTAGGTACTTATCTTTTATATTATCATCTGTCTCTGCATACATTGTAATACTACTTGTATTTAGCTTAAATTCACCCTTCGGATTTGCAGTAAAGATACTTGGAATCATTTGCATTCCCTGTTGTGATGGTGCGATAGATACTGGTTCTTCAATCTGAATAAACTCACCACCTGATTGAATCACCTTAGCGATAAGTTCTTCTCCTGACGCTAGTTTAAATGTGTACACTGTATTTGGATGTATTGATATTTGCATTATGCTGCCTTTGTTAAAAATTGTTTAAGTTCGTTAAATCCACCGATCAATTCACCATCAATAATAATTTGTGGTACTGTTCTTGCTGATGGGATTGCTTCTAATAGTTCTTCTTTTGTATACCCGTCTCCGATTTTCTTTTCTTCAAACGGTATCTCTCGTTGCCCCAATAATGCCTTCGCTTGGTCACAATAGGGACAATGGTACTTCGACCAAATAACTGCTCTCATTCTTATTCTCCTTAAATATTTGGTAAGTCATCATAGTTTAATGATTCACTCATTATTCCTATGACATAATTTGTTGATTCTGTCTCTTGCAATGCAGATTGTTTTTTACTTGTATCGCTATGTTTAGTGAACCATGGGATAGGTGTACTCTTTGGTGCAGGATTATTATATCGTATCCCGATCTCTTTCAATGCGCCCACAGCAGTGTAATCAACAAAATCTTTTAACACTGCGGCATTTAATCCAATAACTGGACCCATCTTAAATAAGTAATCTGCCCAATCTTTTTCTTCACGGATAACATCTAGGTATAATTGATAGACTTCATTTTCACATTCAGATTTAACTTGTGCAAAACGACTATCTTCTTTGACTACTTGATTGATAAGGTAGGCAGTCCAGCCTTTATGTAACAATTCATCTTGGAGAATTAAACTGATAATATTGCCATTACCAATAAAGATTTTGTTCTCAACCATTGCTAAACTTGTAGCAAATGATACCATAAATCTAAATGCTTCTAATGCGTAACTAGCATGTAATGCCATATAGATTGCCTTGATATGTTCTTTTTCGTTAACATCTTGACCTAACTCTTTACGGCAATTAACTTTATGTAATTCATCATAATAAAGTCCAACACTACTTGCCATGTCTACAATTTCTTTTGTATCATGGATAGTATTGAATACATCTTTAGGTATATTATAGATATTACGAATGATATGACTATAGCTACGACTATGAATGTTTGTTTCAAAGAATGACCAATTGTATATCAATGCTTCTAACTCTGGCAATGATACTACTGGTGTAAACACTTGACTTGGTGCACGACCTTGCAAACTGTCTAATGCTGTTTGACGAAGCAAGTTGCTGGTAAAGATATGACGCACTGTGTCTGTGGCCTCTTTGAAGTCGTTGGCATCCTTAGTCAACGAGATTTCTTCTGGAACCC